ATCGCTGGCCGATTTGTGCGCCGCCGGTGTCGACCCCGTTCTCGCGAAGATGATCTTCGCAACGTTCTCCGCCGAGGCGGAAACCGAAGGATAATCCATGGCGCTTCCTGCTGGCATGACCCTCCGCGAGGCGACCCAGGAAGTCCTCATCCGCTCGGGCATGGGGACCAAGGCTGGTATGAACACCAACCTTGATCCTCTCGTGCAGTCGTACATCCGTTCGGCCCAGGCCGAACTGCACCCGATGATGGAATGGACGCAGCTGCGGGCTGTGATCGATATCGCGCTGATCGCAGATCAGATGCAGTACGATTGGCCCGACAACGTCTCCCCCGGCGACATTGACTTTATTACCGCCGTCCGCGGCAGTGATGGGCAAGAGTTCCCGCTCGAGCCGGGCATTCGTCCGTCCGAGCACACCGTCAGCACGACAAGCGGACTTCCGACGCGTTTTGACTTCACTGATGAGATCATCGAGATCCGCCCGGCGCCGTCGAGCGTCTATACCGGTCTCAAGCTGTATGTGGTGAAGGAGCCGGCGCCGCTCAACAACCCGGACGATCGCATCTCGATCGACGCCGAAGCGGTTGTGCAGCGTGCGGTCATCAAGGTGCGAAATCACTTTGGCGCTCCTGGTGTTCCCCTCCTCGTCACTCTGCACGAGAAGTATTTGTCAGATGTTCGCGCGCAGCAGTCCACCGGTGATGGCTTCCAACTTGGTGGTCATCAGTCGTGGCGCACGCGTGTTCAGCGTCGTGATCGTCTCGCGACGTCCCGTTATTCGAATGGTTGGCGCTCCGACTGGAACCCGTTCTAGGACTTCATGCGACCGGTCACGTTCAATGACTTTCGCGGCTTAGATCTTCGTCGTAACAAAGAAGCGTCCGATCCTCGCACCCTTCTGACGAGCACGAATATCGATATCCGTTCTGGCGGTCAGATCGTCGCGCGCGACGGCCTGAAGAAGGTCGCCACGCTCGACAGTGAATCCGTCGGGCTGTACAGCGCCAACGGCGTTCTGCGCTCGGTCATTCCGTGTGGCCACTCCATTCCGGGTGCGACCGTCGGTGAAGTGCTCGTGATGTACGATGCTATTGGCGACAGCGACTCGGTCGCGTACCCGACCAGCGTCATCGACCGCGTCACAGCCGTCGAAACCATCGGAGCGAGCGCGATTTCGGGCGTGTACCCGTACGTTGTCATCAAGCGCACCAACGGAACGTACGAGCACCACTGGATCCGCTCGGCACCCGTGCCGACCGCTGGATCTCCTCCGACTCCGTCAACGGATCCGGTGAACACGAAGGTCAGCCTTCCGTTCCAGCCGGGCGCCGACCTGTTGAAGCTGCAGTATAAGCTGTGGGCCACCGACAATCTCAACGGTGCCGTGCGCTTCTCCTCGACGCTCAACGGGCCGTCTGACTGGACGAATGAAGCTGATGCCGGATATCTGCCGGTGCTGCAGCACGTCAGTGGTAGCCGCACCATTCGTGCGCTCGGCTATTTCAACGGTCTTCTCGTCGTGCTGTTCGCTGACGCGATTCAGCTGTGGTTCGTCGATCCCGACCCCAGCCGGCACGCGCTTCAGCGCGTCATGAACGGACCCGGAACGGACACACCCGGAGCTACAGAGAACGTTCTTGGCGATCTCATGTACTTCTCGCGCGGCGGATTCCGCTCGTTGAAGACAGTGATCCAGACCGGTGAGCCGCGCGAGGGCGATGTCGGCGCGAAGATCCAGGCGCTCACATCAGAGATTGACACCACGACTGCCACTCCGATCGCTCTCTGGTCGCAGGCTCGCTCGCAGTATCTGTGCGCGGTCGGAAGCACGATCTACGCGTACACTCTGTCCGAGATCGCGAAGCAGAAGGATTGGTCGACCTGGGTGCTTCCGTTCACCGTCGACTACATGGTTGAACACAACGGTCAGCTGTTTGTCCGCTCGGGCGACGACGTGTACCGCTTCGACCCGGATCAGACCACTGATGACGGCACGGCCATCACATGGAGGCTGCGGTTCCAGTACATCGACCTCGGCAGCAAGATGCGCAAGCAGTGGAACTTCCTCCGCCTCGTCCAGACCGGAACGAGCCGCGTGAATTTCTACTACGATGCGCGTGACCCCAGCGCAGTCATGGTCGGACCAGAACTCGTGAACTCGACGCAGACGCTCGACCCGTCGTATATTGGCCTGGTCACGGAGAGCATGTCGATCGAATTCACGGGCACTGGACGCTGGCAGCTTGATTCGTTCACCCTCGATGCAGCGGAGCTCAGCTGGTAATGGCACAGTGCGTTCGACAAGATGTGCGGTTGCGCGGCGCAGAATACGTCGCCGTTATTTCGGAGGCCCTGCCCATCCGTATCGCGGTGTCGTGCCCCTGCACACGCTCGGTCGCGATCGTCTCGCTGACCTACACGACCACCGTAAAGGCGGTGTCAGCTGAACTGTCTGGCGAGCCCGGGTGCCTCATCTACGAGGGATCTTATCTCTGGACGGTGACAGACGGCGGAAAGCTCCTGAAGCTGAATCCGACAACGCTCGCTGTCTCGGCAACGATTGACGCGCAGGCCGAACGGAACACTTGGCTCACATCTGCTCGCGGCTTCATCATCGTCCCGGGGCCGACTGGCTCGCTGCGGGTGTACAACACGGCCGGAACTCGCGTCGGCGGCGTGGACGGATTCACGAAGATCGAAGGCGCAGTCGCTAGCGGTAACTACGTGTACGTGTTCGACGGCGAAGGGTACGGATACGTCGTGTCCATCTCGGCCGCCGGTGTCGCCGCGGTTGTTGAGCGGTTTGCGGCACCGAACGTTCGCGGAATCACGCGCGTGAAAGCGGTCAGTGCTGGAATCGTCGTGGTCTCCGTGCGATTCTCGACCGTCACGCTCTTTGACATCTCCGACCCGACCGCACCAATCGTCGACACTCGTACGAAGTATGCCCCCGGCGCGATCCAGTCGGTGAACACCGACGCCGCGCTCACTCCCGCGGGCGATGAGGAGCAGGCCGCATTCGGCCTCTCGTGGTGGTGGGGCGCCAATGACGCCGTCTCGATCCCGTCTGGTGAGATCGTTCTGCACGGTGACGTCGGGCGCGTGAGCATGCCCGACGACGACACTTTCATGCCGCTCGCCTGGGATCCTGCTCACGTGTACTCCCCAGGTGGCCCGACGCTTTCGAGCGGCAACCGTACCGTCACGTATGCGGGATCGACTGCTGGCAATCCGGTGCGCAGCATTAACACGCACGCAACTGGGAAGTATTACGCAGAGTTCACGATCGACTCTGCCGCGACGTCTCTGTACGGACCAGTGTTCGGGATCATCGGGTTCGGCTATCCGACGAATGAGTTTATCGGCAGCGGATCAGTCGGCGTAACACCCCCGAGCGCCGGCTGGCTAACGAGCTTCAATCTCGGTCTTGCTACGCCGGGTGCTCTCGTCGGCCCCCAACCCGGATTTTATTCCGCGATCTTCGGTCAGAACGCCGTCCACGCCGGTGATGTGGTCTCGGTCTTAGTCGACCTCGATTCAAACCAACTCATTATCTGGCTGAATGGCGTGTCGCTTGGGGCCCTACCGGCCCCGGCCCCAAATCCGGGATGGAATACGGTCATCGTTCCTGGAACGGTCTATCACCTCGCTGTTGACAGCCAGGGGTACGGATTCGCGGTTACTGCCAACTTCGGATCACCCGAGACGCCATTTATTTATGCCATGCCGGCCGGCTATTCGGAATGGGGCCGCCCCTAGAAGGATTTCATGACTTACCCAGTTCGTTATTTCAAGCGTTTTAACTTCGTTCGCGCTGTCGCGAACGAAGAGGACACCGCTCCGGCTCTGGATGTCGAGTTCGCTGGTGTCGAAACGACTCTCCAGCAGATCATGGACGTCATCCGCGGAATCACGGATGCGACCGGCCGTCTCGTTGGACTGCCATCGAACACTGCCCAGGATCTTCTGAGTCAGACCCGTCTGGTTGCCACCGCAGCGCAGACCGACTTCACCGTTCCGACTTACGACACCTCGGCCGATGCGGTCATCGTCTTCTCCGGCTCGGATCTCATCGATCCGGCCGACGTGACAAAGACCGATCCCACGACTGTGACCATTCCGGCGCAGGATGTCGGCACCGTCGTCACGATCCTCATCTTCACGCTCGGCAGCGGAACACTCGCGACGCTCGGACTGACATCGAATGGAGACGGAGCGAGCCGAGTCGGAATTGAGGACGCAGCTTCCATCATCTCCGCGACCACAGTCGAGGACGCGCTGGCGGAAATTGTCGTCAACCTGAACACGCTCATCGCGGCCATCGGGACAACCACGCTCTTGTTCTTGAAGGACGGATCGCGCGCGGCCACCGGTGCCTTCGCCATGGGTGGCCACAAGATCACCGGCGGCGCGGCCGGAACGTCGTCCACCGACTTCATCATCAAGAGCCAGCTGGACGCCTACTCGACCATCTGGAACAACCTGTCTTCCTACTACCTGCCGCTGGCCGGCGGGACGATGACTGGGGCGATCAACGCAGGAAATCAGAAGATCACGAGCCTAGCCGACGCGGTTGACGCGCAGGACGCGTGCAACCTCCGCACGGTTCAGTCTCAGATTTCGACCAACGGCGGCGCTCTCGTAGGAGAGGTGAAGGCTTACGCCGGAACAGCGGCCCCCGCCGGCTACCTGCTCTGCGATGGTTCCACCTACGACTCCGTGACCACTCCGGCGTACGCTCCTCTGTTCGCTGTGATCGGAACGCAGTTCGGTGGAACAGGAGCTTCATCGTTCAAGGTTCCCGACATGCGCGGTCGATGCGCCATTGGCGCCGGCACAGGCTCCGGCCTCACTGCTCGCACTAACGGCCAGGCGGTCGGCGAAGAGACGCACGTTCTCAGCACTGCTGAACTGCCAGCCCATACCCACCCGGGCTACAGCTATAATGGTACAACGACCATCGCGGGTGGTGGTGGCACTATCGGGTATGCGCAGGGTTCGACCACAGGATCCACCGGCAGCGGAACAGCACATAACAACATGCAGCCGTCGGCCGTCCTCACGTACATCATTAAGATCTAAGACTCATGACGACACAAAATCCGAGTATGAATTATGACGACTGGCTGCGCGCCTTCTTTCAGCGCGCCCCCGGTCCCGGTATGGATGCGTACGGGCGCGGAGACGATAGTTCCTACAAGAGTGACGCGGGAAATACTGCGACTGAGCAAGCCACGCAGGACATCTTCAACGACCACAAGAACCCCAAGAATTACCTCTACTCGATGATTCCGGGGTATAACAATGTCCGCGGCGCGCAGGGATATCAGTCGTGGAAGGGCGCCAAGGCCAAGAAGCGGGCGATAGAGCATCGTGTCGCGTTCGAGAACGAGGGCCACGCTCTCGACGCCTCTCGCGCAAACGCGATGCAGGACGGGGACGTCGCAAACGAGTTTGAGCGCCGACGAGCGCTCGGCCAGACGATGTCGCCCGAAGAGATTCAGCAGATGCTTGGTCAGAACTTCGTCAAGAAGACGCAGGAAGGCCTGAGCAATGACGTTGAGAATTATTACGCCAGCCCAGAGCGGACGAACGAATACCAGCAGGTCTACAAGGACACGCTCGATAACGACAACCGACAGGTGACCGATCAGTTCAACCAGGCGCTCAAATCGTCGGTGCAGGGAACCGCTCGGCAGGGTCTCCAGGGTGGATCGGTCGACTACAGTCGGCGCGGTAATCTCGATCGCGCTCGCTCGACCGCGTATGTGAATGCTGAACAGGACGCGTACGGCGCTAAGCAGGGACTGATGGATGAGGACGAATCGTCCAAGCAGGGCATGCTGTCCTCGATCAACAGCGGCGATCCATACCAGGCGATGTCCGCGCACAACACCCTTCTGCAGGCGCAGTCTGGTGGCGACGCACTTCGTCGGCGTCGCGCGGCTCAGACCTCATCTCGCGACCTCAACACTTTCTCTGACCAAATGATGTCGCAGGCGTACGCGCAGCCGGTGAACGGTGCGACGGATTGGCTCGCGGCGTATTATCGCCGGCCCGGGACTGGAGCGTAATCATGGTGCTTCCTCTCTTACTCGCCACGGCTGCCGGCAGCGGCATGTCCATGTACGGCGCGGACAAGAAAAAGTCCGCGATGCGCGCGGCTGACCGAAACTATCACGCCGCTCTCGAGGAGTATCTTGCGCGCAAGCGCCAGACTCAGCTGGAGACCGGTGCAGCTCTCGGGCAAATGGATCGCGAGCGGATGGGCAACCTCGGCACGATGATTCACGGCGCGATTGGTGATCAGCCGCAGGCGGATACGAGCGGTCTCGCCACCGCTGCAGCCCGTGGTCCGAGCGTGTACGACAACTACACGAATGACGGGTCGCAGGCGGAGTCGCAGGCCGTGGCAGGACAGCAGGCCCACACCGGCGCCAACATCGACTACCTCTCGCGTCTTCTTGCGTCAAACCGCAACCATGACGCGGTCCACGCTAATCGCCGGAAGCTCTTCAACAAATTCGACATCCAGAACGATGTGCAGGGCAACCAGGCCAGCAACCTCATGGCCAACGCCGGCCTTCGCGACCAGGTCGCGGAGAACAACTGGGAAGGCACTCAGATGGGGCTCGATGACCAGATGGGCACGGCTTCTCACGCTGGCGACCAGGAAATGTTCTGGGGCGGCATGCTCGGCCTCGCTGGTCAGTACGGCGCCGGCCAGTATGCGGCTCGTCCGCGCCAGACCGCTCAGCCGGCTCCAACCTACTATGACGAAAACGGCCAGGGTTGGTACTAAGGAAACACATGAACTACCAAGCAATTCTCACTCCCGGCGGCATCGGTCAGGCGCTCGGTCGATTCGGCCAGACCATGCTCACCGCTCCCATGCAGGAGCGCATGCAGCAGGAGAAGCTCGCGGCCGAAGAGCGCGCCCGGCAGGATCGCATCGCGCAGGAAAAGGCGCAGATGGATCAGCACCACGACGAGTTCATGACGAATCTGGCGCATCACGATCTGTCTGACGACCAGGCGCACACCGACCGACTCGAAGAGCGGGCTACTCGGAACAAGCAGATCGATGACGAGCACCAGTACCGTGATGCCCACGATCAGCGGGAAGCGGACGATCGACTGGAAGGTCGCGCCTACCGGAATATGGCGGACGAGCGGAACAGCGACTACCAACAGAAGATGCTGGATCTCAAGGGCGAGCAGGTTGGCGCCAAGGTCGACGGCCCCCACACCGAGTATGATGTGGTCGAGGAGCCGCGGTTCGACAGCTACGGCGACCCCCTCATGATCGACGGCAAGCCGGCCACCCACCATGTCCAGCTTCGTCGCACAGTTATGCCTGGAAATTCTCCGAAACCCGGGTATACTAAACCCGGTATAGGCACCATGATGACCGGCTCGCCCGGTTCGTTCCAGGACCAGACCGCGCAGGCGGATGCTGGCCTCGAGCAGCAGATCCGAACCTCGCCCGCGTATCAGCAGAAGTACGGCGCGCGGCTCAATGACCCCCAGACGATGGCCAAGATCAAGGCCGCTCTCCGCGCACAGGGACACTAATGCCCGAGATCCCATTGGTTGACATCGACGGCGGCGGAGACCTGCCGCTCGTCGACATTGATGGCGGCACGCCCGCCGATCTTGAGACGAAGGTGAATGCCCTCGCGGCGGAGCGTTCGAAGCTCCTCCCGCGCGAGCAGTTCAACAACCAGGAATGGGGCGAAACCGTCCTGAACCTGCGTAACAACGCACGTCGTGACCTCGGCATGCCGGTGGTCGATCGGAAGTCCGACGCGGTCGGCACCGCCCCTGCGTACGCGCAACCGAGCCTGGGTATGTACAGCGCGCTCATGGGCCTGAAGGGCCAGATCGCTGGGCCAGCACCTATCCGCCCCGACGTTCCGGAACTCAACGAGAAGTACCGTGAGGCCGACGCCTCCCAGCGCATGGAAGCCGGGGATGCCCGCGCCGCGCGCGGCGAAATCAGCCAGATGGGGCCTGGAATCGGCAATCGAATTCTCCAGGGTGTCGGCGGCATGGCCATCGACGTTCCCGTGATGCTCGGGTCTGGCGGCGCTGCCGCTGGTGCAGTCAAGGTTCTCGGCGCCGGAGCGCGTATGATCGGCGCGGCAGGTCTCGCCGGGGCGGCTGCTCCTGGCGCGGCTACTCGCGCGTCGGACGTCTACCAGGAGAGCAAAGAGCACGGAATGGGGACGGGCGCCAGTGTCGCCAACGCGGCTGTGGCCGGTGGAATTGACATGGCGGCCGGAATGGTTCCGGGGGCGAAGGGTGTGCTTGCGCCGTTGCGTGACGCCGCTCAGCCCGTCGGCCGATTCGCCAGCGGCATGCTGGCTAACGTGGGCTCCGGTGCTGCCGATGCCGGCGCGCAGGATCTGCGCGAGAAGATGACCACGAATCCTGACCTCACGATGCAGCAGGCAAAAGAGGACATGATCGTCGCGGGCGCTTCCGCGGCCCCGTTTGCGGTGGCCGGCGAGGCTGCTCACGCGATGGGTCATCCGTCCACCCCCGTGGCCGAGACTCCAACAGCGAAGCCCCCTCTCCCCGAGATTGATGAGAACGCCGCGACACAGGCGGTTGATCCGGCGTCCGTGCGCGCCGCCGTCGAGAATCCGATGGAGCCGTCGCCGCAGGATCTGCACCAGATCGTCAACGACGGCTTCGACCCGAATGGCCAGACGCAGGAGATGCCGGCAACTCGGATGGCCGATCCCGACGCGCCAACTGGCGAGACGCCGATTGTCACGCAGCGGAAGGAAGCGCCCGGCAAGCTCACGCCCAACGGCATGGGCTCGCGCATGCTCACCGACTGGACTGGTCGCGTGCAGAAGGACGACGTCGCCAAGCCGCAGGAACAGACGGAGCTCCACGATCCAATCGACGTGCAGAAGGCGCAGGCGGAAGTCGACCAGGCTGCGGCCGAGAAGCAGCAGAAGGAAGACGCCGTTAAGGGCGAGCTCGAGAAGCGGACGATTGAACGTTCTGACCTCCAGCGTCAACCCGCTCGGCGCGCAACAGCGGAAGCCGCCGATGCTCGGAAGCTCGATGAGCAGCCTGCCGAGACCAACCAATTTGAGGGACCGAATGAGAATAGCACGCATGAGGCGGTCGAACACCCAGTTGATACTTCTGTTGAGAGCGTCGGTCCCGAGCAGACAGATCTACTTCCTGAGCGCAAACCCAAAATCGAGTCGCTCGACGAGAAAATCAGCCGCGCCAAAGGCGTACAAGCGAAACGGGATGCGGGCGCGCGAGTCGAGGCCCAGGATCACGAAGCGACAAACGCCGAAGTAGAGAACGCCCCGGCGTCTAAACCGAAGCCGCACGAGGTTTCGGAAGCTCCTGACACGTCGACTGAAGATCATGCCCCCGTGACTGAAGTCCCGGAGCCAAACAAGGCGCCGAAGATCGAGTCGATGGACGAGAAGATTAGCAAGGCCGTGAAGGCCGCTCTCGAGCGTGAACGCGCCGCCAAGGCGGAAGCGGAAGACTACAACAATTTGCACGGCGAGGACGACTCGCCTGAGGTTACAACCCGCGAAAGCAAGACCGTGGATAACAACATCCGCGGCGGAGGGTTTGCCAAACGGCAGAAGACGAAGCCGGCCGAAAATGACATTTCAACGCCGCCGATGGGGACAGACAAGGTCGCCCCGGAGGCGGCTACGCAGAAGGAAACACGAAACTATGCTGGCGTTCCTCATGAGGCTCTTAATCACGCTCGCGATGCCATCGCAGGAATCGGAAAACCGCTTCTTGACGTCTACTCAAAACCGCTCGTGGACGTGGTCCGCGACCAGGGTGGTGAAGTAGGTAAGAAGATGGGGCAGCGCGGACACAAGGTCATCGATCACGCGAAGAAGCTGATCGGTCAACTCGCGGAAACGCGCGATCAGACTCTGAAGCATGCAGACAAGCTGAAGACGCAGCGGTCGCTCTCGCAGGTTGATTATAAGGGCAAGAACTGGGGCGTTTCGCGCCTGGTCGATGTCGTTGAAGGTCGCGCTGAACCGCATGCGCACGAGAAGCCGTTTGTGAACGGCTACCGGAAGCTGGTGAAGGACACGGGTAAAATGGCCGAAGAGGCCGGCATGCACATCACGCTCGCCAACGGCAAGCAGGAGAAGTTCCGTGCGAGCCAGGACGGCAAGCGGTTTGCTCGCTCCATGACAGCCGAGGGCCACGACATTGTTGCTCAGACCGGATCGCCCGCGCACAAGGTGCTGATCGACGCGCTCGAGGACATGAATCCCGGGATGGGTCGGCCGGCGATCGAGAAGAACCTCGCGATCATGCGCGACCGTGCGCTGACGAAGAAGGCCTCGGTCGAGGAAGCTCGCGTGCTCAAGCAGTTCCCGACGCACCTGAAGGTGAACGGGAAGGAAGTGCAGATCCTCAAGGCCGATCCGTTCAGTTCCACCGAAGCTCTCGCCACCCACTTCCCGCAGCGTGTCGCGTTCGCGAAGGAGTTCGGCCAGGGCAACCTCGTCGACTCGGTCAACGAGTTCGTCGGCGCCGGTGGCAATCAGAAGGACGCGGAAAACCTCGTCCGCGCTCTCAACGTCATGCCAGTCGAAGAGCCTGGTTGGGCTCTGCGCGCCGGCTCGGCCGCGAAGGAAGCGGCTCAGACAGTTGGCGCCACGATTAACGTGCTCAAGGCCCTGCAGCTGTCCACTTCGGCCATCCCCAACGCGTTCGAATCCATCGCCAAGATTCCGGCCTTCGCTGGTGCGTCACGCTACATGCGTGCGCTCGTGAAATCGGGCCTGAACGCTGGCGACATGGCGCGCGAGGTCAATCGCCTCGGCGCGACTGCTGATGCAGTAACGCAGTGGCTGAAGAAGCCGAGCGAAAACGTGTCGGAGTACGTCTCCCGCCTCTTCGGACAGACCATCCTCCTGCCGCAGAAGCTGGCCAACAAGATGAACGCGGTCCTAGCTGGGGCCAGCGGCGTCGAAATGGCCAAGGATCTGAAGGCCGGGAAGGGCACGAAATTCGACGAGATCCGCCTCAAGACGCTCGGGTTTGATGAATCCGAGGTCAAGGATCTCATGAGCGGCAAGGCTGCTGACGAGAAATATCAGGCTGTCGTCACCCGAATGGTGGAGACGACACAGGGCGAGAACCAGCTGGGAGCGGAAAAGAGTCGGGCGAGCCATAGCCGCCTGTATCCGCACGTCGTCTATTACGACCGCTTCGTTCGCATGACCACGAACCGCACGGTGCGGATGGCAGATGCGATTCGGACTGCGAAGACCCCAGGAGAGAAAGCTC